TTCGGGCTACTCCCTGCCAGCACAACGCCATCGCCGACGTAAGCTAACGAAAGTATATACTCTTCAGAAGACTGTTGTCCTAAGTCAGACCAAGTAGCTCCCGAATCCGTGCTGCGAAAAATTTTGCCGTTTGGACTGCTTCCCGCCAACACTACCCCGTCGCCGGCGTAGGCCATCGAATATATACGCGTTTCAGAAGCCTGTTGTCCTAAGTCAGACCAAGTAGCGCCTGAATCAGTACTGCGAAAAATTTTACCATTCGGGCGACTTCCCGCTAACACAACGCCATCGCCGACGTAAGTTAATGAATATATATGTGTTTCACTACCTTGTTGGCCGAGATCCGTCCAAGTAGCGCCTGAATCAGTACTGCGAAATATTTTGCCGTTCGGGCTACTCCCTGCCAGCACAACGCCATCGCCGACGTAAGCTAACGAAAGTATATGTATTTCAGAAGCCTGTTGTCCGAGATCGGACCAAGTTGATCCCGAATCTGTACTGCGGAATATTTTTCCATTCGGGTAGCTCCCCGCCAGCACGACGCCGTCGCCGACGTAGGCTAACGAATATATATACGTTTCAGATGCCTGTTGTCCGAGGTCGGTCCAAACACTTCCCTTTTCTTCCGCCGCCCACGCCCACAAAAATTCGGGATATGCCCCCCCGATGCGAGACTCCGAAATTTCAGCGGGGCCAGCAGTCGGGGATACCGTGGCATTCCCGAAAACGTACTGGTCCGCTCCGAGGAAATTCACCTCCGTTGTCCCCGCCGATTCATCCAGCCAACTCGCCTGAATCTGCGCCAAAGTCGTTGGGGAATCGAGGGCGTCACCATGAACGAAATCAATTCCGACGCCACCGCCATCCGCCCCAGTTTCGGGGTTGTCGAGGGTGAGGGCGGTTCCAACTGCCCCAGAGGTCGCGCCACCGTAGACGGTGGTTTCTGGGTAGGTGCCGGAGCCGTCCAATTCGATCCCAGAGTTGCCTCCGGCGATCAAATCAACTCTATTAATATTTCCACGAATTAAAACCCTTTCGCTTAGGTCGGAGGTCTCGATATATATTGTAGGATTACTACCCGCCGAGTTTTGGAGTTTCAGGGTGGTCCCCGTCTCCAATAGCGTCCCATAATTGCCAAGCGATAAGGTATTGTTCAACCATTCTAACCCTGCCGCAACATCCCAACTCCCATCAGCCGCCCCAACGAGTAGCTGCCCGTCGGCGGTAGAGGGGGCGACGCTCGGCGCGCCGGTCAGGTCGCTGTAATCCCCGGTTGTGGCGATTGTGGCAAGATCGCCAGACCAAACCAGAGAGTCCCACGCAGCACCGTCGTAGGCCTCCAGCGCACCGAGAGTTGAGTTGAGCCGAATATCCCCAGCAGTTCCCGCGGGCCTTGAGCCAGTTGTCCCGACGGCGATGTTACTTGCGCCCGTACTGGTGTCGGTGACACCGCCGAAACTGACAGTGTCCCCCGATTGCACTGCCGAATCCGCCAACCCCAAAGACGCCTGTGCATCAGCCGATAAAACCGCCGTATCGATGGCGTCGTCGTCCGCCGTATCGCCGGCGATCATGTCCGGGTCAATGGCGCTGGACCATTCCGACGCGCCGGACGCGAAATCCCAGGTCAGTATCTGGCCGTCGGCGGAGCCGTCCGGCAGAGAACCGCCGCCGGAGGCCGGCGGCGTGTAAATGGGCTGCGACGGGCCGACGCCGCCCACGGGGGTCTGCGCGGAAACATGGGGCGCCAACAGGAGGGCGGCGGCGAAAATCAGGGCGGCGAATCGTTTCATTTTTTACTCCGTAAATGTTTCCAGGGTCAGGTTCCCGTCCCCGGAAAACGCGAATTGCAGGGTGTCGGCGTGGCCGTCGATGTCGAAAGACCAGATGCCGTGGGCCGATGTCAGGCCGCCGTCGGGGGGCATGGGGTCGTTGTCCGTGGTGGTCTGCAAATAGACCTTGGCTGTGACGCCGGCGGTGTTGACCTGCACCCGGGCCCGCTTGATTCCGGCGCCGATCTCCTGAGAGACGGTGGCCGCCCCGCCCGCGGCGTTGGTCACGGTGTAGGGCGTGGACAGGGTTTTGATGGGCGCGTCGACGGTTTTCGTGAGGCCGGTGCGGTCGTAGAATTTATAGGTCTGGCCGGTCTCGCCGGGTTTCAGCCGGATCGTTTCGCCGGAAAGCCCCTCGATGAGGATGTCGCCGGATGTTTTGTCGTTTCGGTAGGTCGGCATTATATCTCCACGTTCATCTCAAATTCCATCGACCAGATCCAGACGCCCGCATTGGCGTCCTGGGCCACGGGCTCGACCCGTGCGAGCCTCAGATCACCCTGGGCGTCGCCCAACAGGGGCTGCCATTGCAGGGCCGCGTAGACGGCCTGCATGATGTTGTAGGCCCCGGTGGCGCCGGCGTTTCCCCGTGCCGCTTCGGACGATCCGCGCAGCCCCCGGGCCCCCACCAGCACCCCGACGGTGATCTCGCCGCCGTTGCGCTCGTTGCGGGGCGTCGCGCTCAGCCCGCTTACAGCCACGTAGACGGCCGGCAGGCGGTAGGCGATGTCCACCAGGTCGCCGGCGGCGAGCTGGCCGGAATAGTGGGCCACCTCGCGCACGCCGAGAGACATTTTCAGGGGCGTTAGCTCCCCGACAACAGCGTCTTCCGTGACCTCGAAAATCTCCATCGGCTATACCCCCATCAGTATTTCGCCATCCGGGCCGCGTCGAAAATCTTGGTCCGGGTGCTGATCATCGACGCCTCGCCGCTGGCCGCGGCGTCCTCGTCCACCGGCAAGCCGAAATTGACTATGCCTTTGGCGAAGGACTCCAGTAGCTTGATGGCGTTGTCGTACCGATCCTGCCTTGTTTCCGGGATGGTCTCCCGGACCCGGGAGTAAAGTTCGTAGACCGCCAGATCCTTGTTCAGCTTCTCCAGAATATCCGGGTACGGCGTCGCCAGCGGCAATTCGGCCCGCTGGCTGACGTAGGCATCGATCACGGCGGCCCCGTCCCGGATGGCGTCGTCTACGGCGCCGGAATCGGCGGCCCCGTCGGCATCGTCGTCCGCCAGGCGGACGACGATCTCGTCGGGGATGTTGAGCTGATCAGCGGTACAGTAGGCCATATTACGCGATCACCTGGTCCAGCACGATGGCGTTGACGTTGGGGCAGGGGAACGGTTTGGACTCCCCGACGATGGTGTATCCGGAGGGGTCGGCCGTGCGCACCGGCTTGAAAAACAACGGCATAGGCTGGAGGTTGGCGTCCAGGTCGTCCACCGCCGCGTAGGGCATCTGGTGCTCGCCGTCTAAAGCCACCATCCGCAGGTACTTGTCGGCCAGCTTCTTGGTGGCCGCGCCGGTCTGGGGGTTGCGGTAGGTCTCGGCCTGGCGGTAGATCATGAACCCGCCCATATCGATGTGGTCGTCCATTACCTCCACCCGGATTTTGGCGGTGGAGGTCACCGCCTCGGCGATGGACATCAGGGTAGCGTAGGCGGTGGATCCCGCCTCGACCCGCACCGATCCGCCATAGCCCTTTTCCTCCAGGGCCTCCCTCATGGCCGTGAGGATCGCCCACACATCCTTCACCTTGGAACTTGCCGTGATGTAGGACGGCGACACGGTGAGCACGGACCCGAACGATACCTGATACGAATCCCATCCGCCGCCTTCCAGCTTCACCGGCCATGTGAATGTGCCGCTCATGGCCACGGCGGTCAGGGCCTCGGAGGTTTTCCGGATCAGTTTCCGGAGCATCTCCTGGCGCCGGGCCGCCCAGGCCTCCTGGGAAGAGACGGGCAGGTTTTTGATGTTGTTCAGCTCCGCCGCCGTCACACGCACGTTGACGCGGATCGGCAGGGGTTCGTAGAACGCAATGGACCCGGTCTCCTTGGTGGCCGGGATGGACGGCGCCCCCCGCCGGATGAACGGGGCCTCGTGGACCGTCTGCTCCACCAGCTCGGCCGGGATCAGGGCGGATTCGACCTGGGGCCGGGTGGCGAAATAGGTATCCATGACGGTGGATTTGAGCAGAGGGGCCTGCTCCAGCCGCCGGATGATTTTGTCCCGTGAAAACAGGCTTGCAATGTTTACGGCCATGTTGTCGTCTCCTTATTCGGGCCAGATGCCCATATCTTCGAGTCGTTGCAAAACGGCGTCCACCGGGGCCGACTCGGCGGTAATGCCCACCTTGAGCAGATCCTGCCGGACGGAACCGTGGGCAACGTAATTGCCGGAACCGCTCTTGCTGGTATTAACCTCCTCGGCCATGACGCCGTGCAGCTTCCGGTCATACGACGCCAGCACGTCGTCGTCTTCCGCCGGGGCGGCGGCGAACGTCACGGAAATGGCGCCGGTGCTGTAAACGATGGACCCGGACCCGCCGCCGTCTCCGGTGAGATTCCCCTCTCCGTCGTCGGAAAAGGTCTCTGAATCACTGTCGTCCGTCACCACCACGGTGCCCGGTTGCACCGGGTATTTGGCCAGGGTGGCGGTAAATTTAACGGCCGGGATGGTGTGGTTGTAATCCGCCACGACGTTGGTGGCGTTGTCCGGCGCGGTGCCGAACACCAGGGTGTAGACGCCCGTGGTGTAGTCGATGACCCCGGAAAAATCGCCGGTGATGGCGCCGTTGCCGTCGTCGGTGGCGGTGACCTCCGCCGCGCCGACAGTGGCCGTCAGGCTCAGGCTGCCCGGCTCAACGTCGGCGTTGGCCAGGGCGCCGTGGAACTCCGTGACCGATCCGTCGCCGGCCTCGATGTTTTCGTCGGCCACGGCGGTGGCCGCGGCCTCGCCGGTGCCGAAGTCCTCATCCGAGACCTGTTCGAACTCGACCATGTCCTCGGAGCTGTCCAGGGCGACCAAGAGACCCATCGGATACGTGCCGTTGGACGCCTTCACGTCCCCGCTCCTGACGACGGGCGGGTGGCCGTTGCCCAGGACCGTTTCGGCCCCGTAGGTGTAGCTGCTGTGCGTGCCGTTGACTGTCATAATATTTCCTCCTTACACCTTCGCGGTGAGGTCGGGGATCACGTCGGTGTCCGCGCCGTCGGTCGCCCTGTCCTTGGTGGCGAATTCCGAAAAAAGCGCGGCGAACTTGCCTTCGAACAGCTCCGTCAGAAACTCCTTGAACCAGACCGCCGGGGCCTGCTTGCCTTTGGATTCGCTGAACTGAAACTCGCCCTCCACTGCCAGCGTGTCCATGAATTCCACGACGCCCATTTTGGCCACGGCGGGCGGGATCGTGCCGTCCGACACCTTCCCCTCCAGCCATGCCTTGTTCGCCGCCCTTGCGGCCTCCTGGGCCTTCTGGGCTTCGCGTTCGGCGAACTCCCGTTCCGCCTTTTCCCGCTCTTCCTGCCGGATATTCTCGATGTCTGCCTCGGTGTACTCCATCGGCTCGTCTCCTTTTGCGTCGAGCGATTCGGCCCGGCGCCTTTCCTCGTCTATGGTTTCCGTCTCCCACGTCGGGATGACGCTGTCGGCCACTTCCCTTCCCTGGGTCTCGATGAGCCAGTCCCGGATCCGCCGGAAGGTGTCGGCAATGGCGCTCCAGGTCCAGGGCCGGACTTCGGCGAATTCGAAGACAACGGCGTCGTCGATGTCGGCGAAATCCAGATCCGCCAGGCCCTTTACGGCCGGCGGCGCGGCCCCCAGAAATCCGACATGCCGAAGCGAACCGTCCGGATAAAACGCGGCGGACCGCTTCCGGAAGAGGCCCCGCTCGACCATATCGGCGAACTCGGGCGCCACGTCCTTGAACTTCGCCAGCAGGACGGCCGCGCCGTCCCGGATTTCTTTTTTCAGCCCCTCCACCCAGCCGTAGGCCGGGGCGTTGTCCTTCGGATGGCCGACGACCACGGGGGGCGTATGCTCGGCCGCGTTGAACGTGGCCAGGGCTTTCTCGATCAGGTCGTTGCCGTCGTGCTCGACGCCGGCGGAGTCGGTGACCTTGCCGCCTTTAAAAATTTCGATCCAGCCGGAAAAGCCTTTAAATGCCGTCAATGTTGTACCTCGCTCGGTCCCGCTGTTCGGCCTGCTTGGCCTTGCTCATGTTGCCGATGGGGCGGAGATAGCCGACCACGCGGTCGTAAACTTCACAGGGGCGCCATTTCCGGAGCACCGGGTCCGCCCCGTAGCAGGCATCGCATTTCAAGAAGTACAGCGGGTCGCCGTTTTCCTTCCGCGTAAATTCGGGCCAGTACACCGCGCCCCCGGACACCCGGAATCCGTCGTCTTCCAGGTCCACGAACACAGTCACGTCCGCGCCGCAGTCGTGGCATTTTTCTTCAAAATCAAGACCGTCGCAGGTGGGGTTCTCGTCGAATAGTTTGTGGAGCTGCTCAGGGGTCACGCTGTCTTGCCTTTCGCCGCCATGATGTGATTTTGGATCGCGCCTTTGATATCGCCCATGTCCTTGTCTTGCAGCAGCAAGAAGGGCCTGGCCGGTATGTCGCCCCAGGGGACGCTCATTTTCCGGGTGTGGGCCTTGACAATCGTCTTTTTCCGTTTGCCGGGGACCCGCCGCTTGTGGGAGGGGACGGACGCCGTCACGGTCCCGAACTCGCCCTTTTTCGCGCCGTAGTGCATGGTGGGCGCATAAGCCTTTTTCGCGCCGATACCAACCTGGTCATTACCCACCCGGTAGTTGATCGACCCAACGAGGCCGGCCGCGCCGGTGCGCTGGAGGATCTTTCCGGGCCATTTTTTGAGCTTTTCCCGCTGGCGGATGGTGACCGGGGACAGCGGCGCCCATTTTTGGGGCCGCCCCCCCACCTCGAAATTCCGCTGGACCGACTCCAGCCCGATCTCGCCGATTTCTTTCAGGGCGGGCTTGAGGTCGCCGGCCCGCGATTTGAGGTCGGCCAGGAGCCTCCGGGCTTCTCTGTCGGCCACCTGTACGGGGCCGCGGGTTGTTTTGGGTGGGGTCGCCATGAATAAAAAAAGCCCGGCCCTGGACGTTGCCGTCCAGAACCGGGCTTCATGAGCCTCTCTTGGGTTCGGGTTCGCTATATGTTGACGGAAATACTAACCGATATCGTCGGCCGTGTCAAATATTTTGCTTGCCCGCTGTCGTGGTTGCTTTTAGAATATTTTCGTGTGTTTTTACGTCGCCAAGTACCTAACCATGTACCAAAGACCAATCAGGGCCAATTCAATGGCCGCGATGGTCAGCATCAGGCGCCATTGCCTCCATGCAAGTCCCATTAGTTCACCTCGCTCACGGCCACGACGTTGCCCTTCTTGTCCATCCGGAAATACTGATGGGCCAAGACGTAGCCGCCGAAACTGTTCTTTGCCCTGTATTTGCACCTCACCACATACCCCGAACCGATTTTCACAACGGCGGACCACTCGATGTACTGAACCGAGTCGGGGTCTTTCAGATGGTCTTCCAGGTAGTCCTCAACCTGGTAGACCGAACCGTCCCACGCCGAATTCTGGACGGCCGCCACCGGCTTCCTCGGCTTCTCCGGGGCCTTTTTGGCGACGGCGGGCTTGGGTTTGGGCTTGGGGTCGTCATCGCCCCCGGAGTAGGCCCCGTACAAAATCGCCAGGATGAACACCAGCGCCACAAGGACCAGATGAGACGCCTTGACGTTTTCCGACCCATCCTTGGTTTGTTCGGGCGCTTCCGCTGGCGCCGGGGCCGGTTCCGGAGCGG